CCCCACCCCCTCCTTATACAGAACACCCCCCCGTCATGGGACCCAAGTCATTGTTGTAAAAAAATTTTTTGTACCATATACTGCTCCGCATCAGCTTAACCGCTTGCAATAAACGAGAACTACCTAGATGGCGTTAGCCCTCGAACCCGAGTTTGGTATCGAAATACCTGACGATGTGGACTACATGGACCTGAAGGCCCGTGTGGAAGCGGCTTGCCGTACTATAAATGAGTTACAGGAGCACGGCCTCGATACTACTCCTGACGATGTGGACAACGACGTAGCTGCCGCATTAGTTACGGCCTACGCCGAGGACGAGGTACACACCTCCAAAATAGTAAACGCCAAGCGCTTCGACTCCCTTACCCCCGCTGCCATCCTCCAGACCCACGAAATTGTCAAAGAATTCGGCCAACTTGTTGCAGCACATTCCGCCGAGATAAGAAACACCGTAATAAACAAACTCATACTGGAAACCGAGAACAACGACGCGAGAATTCGCATACGGGCACTGGAGCTATTGGGGAAAATAACCGACGTAGGGCTATTTACGGAGCGTAAAGAAATTACAGTAACCCATCAAAACGCCGCTGAAGTGCGCGAAAAACTGCGCGAGAAGCTAACGCTACTGAAACAAAACGCTGAAGGTGTGTATGAAGCGGTAGAAGAGGGCGGCAACGGTGAGTGAGGCCAAGAAAAAGCCCACCAAGGCGGCCAAGCGCAAGCGCCCCAAGGTAAAACCGCTAAATACCAAGGAGGAGATGGCTAAATCCATCAACACCAGAACGGAGCTGCTGCCGACAGCCTCCTCTACTACGCTCGCGCCGAATATATTCTTCACTCCGCACGAAATTGACCTCCTCCTAAAGAATATCAACTCCTACACCCCCGAGGAACAGGAAGAGATACTGCTACTTGTTGAGGAACTGGAGACCAAGCAGCGCGCCGAGGCGGCGTATAACGACCTGATTGAATTTTGCAAGCAAATGCAGCCCGACTACAAGGTTGGGAAACACCATCGCATCCTCGCTAACATGTTGATGGACATCGAGCGCGGCAAAGAGTACGACGACGATGGGGAGGAAGTGGACGGAACGGGCAAAGATCGAATTTGTGTGAATATGCCCCCACGTCACGGTAAATCCCAACTCATCTCAATATACTTCCCGGCGTGGTTTTTGGGGCGGAATCCGGAAAAGAAGGTGCTGATGGTGTCCCACACTACAGACCTCGCGGTGGACTTTGGCCGGAAGGTGCGAAACTTAATCTCCACCCCCGAGTATCAGGCCATATTCCCTACTGTACAGTTGGCGTCGGACTCGAAAAGCGCGGGGCGCTGGAACACTAATGCTGGCGGGGAGTATTTCGCGTGTGGTGTAGGTTCTGCGTTGGCCGGTCGTGGTGCGCACTTGTTGTTGGTCGATGACCCACATAATGAGCAGGATATTATCAACGGGAACTTGGATGTTTTCGATAAGGCGTACGAGTGGTTCACGTTCGGTGCCCGTACGCGTTTGATGCCCGGGGGCAGAATAGCGATTGTCCAGACCAGATGGCATTTGGACGACCTTACAGGCCGGGTTGTACGGGATATGGCGCAGAACGAGCTGGCCGATAAGTACGAAGTTGTTGAATTTCCTGCAATTTTGGAAGTTGAGTCGGACGTTCCCGACCCTAAAAACCGCCTCGTTACCATACATAAAACCATCGAAAAACCCCTCTGGCCGGAGTTTTTTGGCCTCGACGCGCTATATCGTACCAAAGCGTCCATGCCGCTGTTTCAGTGGAATGCCCAGTACCAGCAGAGTCCTACAGCGGAAGAAGCCGCCCTCATCAAGCGCGAGTGGTGGAAGATGTGGCCTAACGAAGACCCGCCACAGTGTGAATATATAATAATGACCCTCGACGCCGCTGCCGAAAAGAACAATAGGGCTGACTACACGGCGTTGACTACGTGGGGCGTCTTCTTTAATGAAGAGGAAAACTGTTACGGTATCATCCTGCTGAACTCCATCAAGAAGCGGCTTGAGTTCCCGGAGCTGAAAGAGCTGGCTATGGAGCAGTACAAAGAGTGGCAGCCCGATGCGTTTATTGTGGAAAAGAAAAGTAGCGGCACGCCGCTATACCAAGAAATGCGTAGGTCTGGGCTACTGGTCCAAGAATATACGCCACACAGAGGGTCAGGCGACAAAACCGCGCGTTTGAACTCCGTTGCTGATATAGTACGTTCAGGGCTTGTGTGGGTACCCCAAACACGTTGGGCGGAAGAGCTGGTAGAAGAAGTAGCCGGGTTCCCGTTCATGTCGCACGACGACTTGGTGGATACTACTATAATGGCATTGATGCGGTTTAGGCAAGGCGGGTTCATATCTCTACCGACTGACGAAGCGGAGAGCGAATCTCTATATAGACGGCGCGGCGCGTACTACTAAAGGATAACTAAAATGGCAATCGAGAAAGGTTTGTACCAAACACCCCCCGGTGTTGAGGATTTTGAGCAGGATTTGGCGCAAATGGAAGGCATGGGGCAACCAGATGCTATGATAGGCATCGAGGTTGTGTCCCAAGAAGACCTCCCTGTGATGGTTGAACTTGAGGATGGCAGCGTTGAGATTAGCTTTGGCGAAGAGGAAACAGACCTTGAATCTGCTCCGTTTGATGCGAACCTTGCCGAGTACATGGACGACCGGGATTTGGCGTCCTTGGCCAGCGACCTTACCGAAGCCGTCGAAGCGGATATAGCCTCACGCCGAGAGTGGGCGGATACCTACGTGAAGGGCCTAGAAGTTGTCGGGTTCAACTACGAGGAAAGGGTAGAGCCTTGGGAAAACGCCTGCGGCGTGTATAGTAACGTGCTGGCTGAAGCCGCTATCCGCTTCCAAGCCGAGGCTATGAGTGAGACTTTCCCCGCTGCCGGTCCTGTTAAGACCAAGATTCTTGGCGAGATTACCAAAGAGAAGGAAGACGCCGCCCTCCGTGTGAAAACGGATATGAACTACGAGCTGACTGAGGTGATGGTCGAGTACCGCCCCGAGCACGAAAGGATGCTGTATAGCCTTGGATTGGCCGGTTCAGCGTTCAAAAAGGTGTATTTCGACCCAAATGTTGGCCGCCAAGTATCTTTGTATATCCCAGCCGAAGATGTAATTGTGCCTTATGGAGCCTCTAATATTGAGTCCGCAGAGCGCGTTACACACGTAATGCGTAAGACCAAGAACGAGCTGGTCAAACTACAGGCTGCTGGGTTTTACCGAGAGATAGAGCTGGGCGACCCGGTGTCGTTTTTCAGCGATATTGAGGAGGCAAAAGCCGAGCAATCTGGCGTGTCCATTACTTCAGACGACCGCTACGCGATACTTGAGGTCCATGCTGACCTGATTATTGACGGTGTTGATGGAGCGGAAGAGGGTGAGCTTAGTATCGCTAAACCCTACGTGGTTACTATTGAGAAGGGCACTGGGGAAGTTTTGGCCATCCGCCGCAACTGGAACCCTGACGACTCTCTGACATTAAAACGCCAACATTTTGTACATTATGTTTATGTTCCCGGCTTTGGATTCTATGGGCTTGGACTCATCCACATTATTGGCGGCTATGCTAAAGCTGGTACTTCTCTCATTCGTCAGCTCGTTGATGCTGGAAGCCTATCTAACCTCCCGGGTGGACTTAAGTCTCGCGGTCTGCGAGTTAAGGGCGACGATACCCCCATCGGCCCCGGTGAATTCCGTGATGTAGATGTGCCGTCCGGCAGCATCCGCGACAACATTATGCCCCTCCCGTACAAGGAGCCGAGCCAGACACTTCTTGCATTATTGAAGCAGATCACCGAAGAAGGCCGACGTTTGGGGGCGATTTCGGATATGAACATCTCTGACATGAGCGCTAATGCGCCTGTCGGAACAACGCTTGCTCTTCTTGAGCGTACGCTCAAGCCAATGGCTGCTGTGCAGTCCAGAGTACATTATGCGATGAAGCAGGAGTTTAAACTCTTGCGGGCTATCATTGCTGAGTACGCTCCGGAAGAGTACATGTACGTGCCTGACCGTGGTGAACCCCGCGCCCGCCGCGCCGACTACGCCATGGTGGAAGTAATTCCCGTCAGCGACCCCAACAGCAGCACGATGGCCCAGCGTGTGGTCCAGTACCAAACCGTGTTGCAAATGGCGCAGGCCACCCCACAAATCTACGACCTCCCGCAGCTCCATCGTCAGATGATCGAGGTCTTGGGTATCAAGAACGCTGACAAGCTCGTACCGACTACGGACGACATAAAACCTGCGGACCCGGTGAGCGAGAATATGAACGCGCTGGTAGGCAAGCCGATGAAAGCCTTTATCTATCAAGACCACGAGGCCCACATCGCCACTCACCAAGCGTTCATGCAAGACCCACAGATTGCGGCAATGATCGGGCAGAATCCGGCAGCGCAGCAGATTATGGGGGCGTTGCAGGCTCACCTCGCTGAACACATGGGCTTCCTTTATAGGCAGCAGATGGAGCAGAAGCTGGGCGCACCACTGCCAGCACCAAACGAAGAGCTTCCCAAAGAGGCAGAAGTGCTTCTTGCCCAGACCATGGCGCAGGCGGGTATCCAGCTTACTCAACAGAAACAAGCCGCCGCAGCTCAGCAAGCCGCGCAGCAACAGGCTCAAGACCCGGTTGTCCAGATGCAACAGCAAGAGTTGCAGCTTAAAGTGGCCGAACAACAGCGCAAAGCCCAGAAAGACCAAGCAGATGCGGCGCTTGACGCGGCTAAACTCCAGTTGGATGCCCAGAAAGCGGAGCGAACAGCGACCATTGAGGCTGCGCGCATAGCTGCTCAAACAGAGCAGGCACAGGCCAAAAACGATCTGGATGAGGCTAAAGCAATCCTAGACCTAGCTAAATCTCAGCAAACACAACAGCGAGGCCCGCAAGGTGGCTAAAAAGACCCTAGAAGCAGCACAGGCGCTACGCCTGCACAAAGCCAAGAAAGGTACCAGCATCGGTAATGGCGAGATAAAGCTAGCTTCGATGAACAAACATCAAAAAAGAAACTATAAACCCTACAGGGGGCAAGGTAGATAATGGCAAAAACCGTCTTTGACGTGCTAAATCAAAAACTTACAGAGTTGAAAAGCTCTAGCGAAGAATTCTTATACTCAGGCGGAGCTAAAGACTTTGCCGGGTACAAGGAAGTGTGTGGCGTGATACGGGGCCTAGACGCTGCACTCCGAGAAGTAAATGACCTGTCCCGCAACTATATGGAAGATGACGATGACTGAAGCACTTGAGCTTACCCCGCTTGAAGTAAAAAGGGCGGAGCAAATAGCTAAGCAGGAGCAAGAGCAGAAAGAACTAGAGGAGGCGATACCCAAACCAACGGGCTACCACGTCCTTATAGCACTACCTAATGTAGAGGAAACATACGGGGATTCGGGGTTGGTTAAGTCCAGTCAGACGCTTCGTGATGAGCATATCCTTTCTACTATTGGGCTAGTTCTCGATATGGGCGATCAAGCCTATAACGATAAAGACCGGTTCCCCACAGGGCCTTGGTGTAAAACCGGGGATTATGTGATGTTCCGAGCAAACACCGGCACTCGATTTAAGTTAGGCAGGCAAGAGTACCGGCTAATGAACGACGATTCGATACAAGCGGTCGTCCCAAACCCGAGAGCTATATCTCGCGCATAAGGAGTAAACAATGCCTAGGCAACAAGTAGAGTTTGATTTCCCAGACCCAGATGAAGAAGCAAGAGCAGCCGCCGAAATTGAGGTAGCGCTTGATGAAGAAGATAACGACACCCTAGAAGTAGAAGCGGCTGTGGGTCGGGAAGCAATGAAGAAACCCGGCAAAGATGATAAGACCATCAAGGCGGGTGATGTAGAAATCGAGGTAGAGGACGATACACCTCCTGAAGACCGGGGGCGTGAGCCGTCTGAGCCGCCCAAAGAAGTAACTGACGAGGAGCTGGAAAACTACTCCGAGAAAGTTAAGAACCGGATTAAGCATTTCAGCAAGGGGTACCATGACGAGCGTAGGGCCAAAGAAGCGGCCTTGCGTGAACGGGAAGCCCTTGAGGCGTATGCAAAACAGCTTGTTGAAGAAAATAAGCAGCTAAAAGGGAAGTCGGACCAAAGCCATAACGCGTTGATTGAGTCTGCCAAAAAGCAGGTTGAGTCTGAGCTAAACATGGCGAAGCGGCAGTACAAGGAAGCGTACGAGTCTGGCGAGCCGGACGCGCTGCTGGAAGCCCAACAAGCACTGAATACTGCGCAAATCCGTATGGATAAGGTAAATGCGCTGAAACCGCGTGTAGTTAAGGAAGAGGGAACTTCTTTACAATCAACAAGTAATGCTGTAGAAAGAGAAGTATCTGTACCCCGACCGCAAGAAGTTCAGCGGGACGAGAAGGCTGAAGCATGGCGCGACGATAACCCATGGTTCGGTTCTGACGACGAGATGACCGCGTTTGCGTTAGGGTTACACAACAAACTTACGAAAGACGGGGTTGACCCCCGTTCGGACGAATACTACGAGAAAATCAACACTCGTATGCGACAAGTATTCCCCGATCAGTTTGATGACGGAATAGAAGACGAACCAGAAGTACCGGCCAAGAAATCGAGCAACGTGGTTGCACCCGCTACGCGGAGCACAGCGCCTAAGAAGATTAGGCTCACCCAATCACAGATTGCTATTGCGAAAAAACTTGGGGTACCGTTGGAGGATTACGCCAAACAACAGGCTGCACTGATGAGGAAACAATAATGGCCCAGAATAGACTTGATAGAGAACTGGAAACCCGCGAGCGCAAAGACGTTCGTAAGAAGGCTTGGACGCGACCTGAAGTGTTGCCAAACCCCACGCCGGAAGACGGTTATGTATACCGTTGGGTTCGTATATCGACTAACGGTCAGTCTGACGCTACTAATGTGTCCTCGAAAATACGCGAAGGCTGGGAGCCAGTAAAAGCGGCGGACCACCCCGAGATATTTACCGATGCCGTAACTGACGCACGGTTTAAGGATAATATTATTGTGGGCGGCTTGATGCTGTGTAAGGCCCCAGAAGAGCTTGTCCAAGAGCGTAGCGAGTATTATCAGCAACTGACTGAATCGCAGATGCGCTCCGTGGACAATAACTTGATGCGCGAGAATGACCCTCGTATGCCCTTGTTTCACGAGAGAAAAACGAAGGTTACTTTCGGCTCTGGAAACTAAATTTTAGGAGCTATTACAATGGCTACATCTGCAACCCCTTACGGGCTTAAGCCTGTAAAACGTGCTGACGGTATGCCCTATGCTGGCGCTACCTCTCAGTACCTGATCGACCCTGCGGGTGAAGCGACTAACCTGTTCTATGGCCAAGTCGTTATCATCGGTGCGGACGGTTATATTGCCCTTGCTACTGGTACAGGTGCTGACCTGACCTCTAATTCTATTAGTGGTACCAGTGGTGTGGGCGCAATCGGCGTTTTCGTCGGCTGTGAATATGTCAATGCCCAAGGCCAGACTATCTTCGCCCAGTATTACCCCAGTGGTACTGCTAACGGCGGAGCTATCAAAGCCTATGTTGTTGACGACCCCAACGTGCTGTTCCAGTGCCAAGCTAACGCTGCTATGGACCAGTCTGATATTGGTGCGAATGTGTACTTCACTACCGCTCAAACCACAGCTACTGGGGACACAGCTACCGGTAACTCAACTTCTGCTGTCGTTGGCGCGACTGTAACCACTGCTGCCGCATTCCGTGTTGTAGCGGCGGTATCTGATTTGACCGAGTCAAACCCAGATATTCTGGTTAAGTTCAACCCCGGCGCACATCAGATGACTAACAACGTCGGTATATAAGGAGTATTGACTAATGGCTATTTCAAGAGCGCAACTCCTTAAGGAGCTATTACCGGGTCTTAACGCCCTCTTTGGTCTCGAATATGAGAAGTATGGTGACGAGGCTGCTGAAATCTTCGAGACCGAGTCTTCTGACCGTTCTTTCGAGGAAGAAACCAAGTTGTCCGGCTTTGGCGCTGCGCCTGTTAAGGGTGAAGGTTCCGCCATCGACTACGACAACGCCCAAGAAGCGTGGACTGCTCGATACACCCACGAAACAATCGCGATGGGCTTTTCGCTGACTGAAGAAGCAATCGAAGATAACCTCTACGATTCTCTGTCTTCTCGTTATACGAAGGCTCTGGCCCGTGCAATGGCGTACACTAAGCAAGTTAAGGGTGCTAGCATCCTCAACAACGCATTTACTGGTTCAGGCGTAACTTACGGCGACGGTAAAGTATTGTGTGCGACTGACCACCCGCTTGTTTCTGGTGGTACCAACTCAAACCGTCCTACTACCGGCGCCGATCTGAACGAGACTTCTCTGGAAGCTGCTGTAATTCAGATTGCTGGTTGGACTGATGAGCGCGGTCTGCTTATCGCTGCCAAGCCTCGTAAGCTGGTTATCCCACCTGCGCTGCAATTCGTTGCTACCCGCCTGTTGGATACTGAGCTGCGTGTGGCTACAGCCGATAACGACATCAACGCAATCAAGTCAAACGGTTCAATTCCAGAAGGTTACACTGTTAACCACTATCTGACTGATACCAACGCTTGGTTCTTGATGACTGACGTACCTAACGGTCTGAAGCACTTCGTGCGCACCCCGATGCAAACCT